TACTTTATCAAGGTTATTCTGAAGATCATTGAGATCAAAATCAACATCTACATTGCCAACTTCTGAAAGTTTAGCTTTGATCTTATCCACTGCTTCCTGCAGCTCTTTATGCAGAGCAGGAATATCTAACTTTATTGTGAGTGTAATTTGTGCCATTATTTATTTTTATAAGCTTCTTCTATTGTGTTTGCCTGTGCCAGTTTAAATGCAACAAGCTTTGCAAACTCTACGGGGTTTTTTGTTTCATAGAATCGCTCTCCTGCTTCTGCATTACCGTCTGCAAGCTGGATGCATCTATAGAGATACCATTCTGTTGTTGGAATATACCAGATTCCGTCAGAGTCTTTAGCGTTTCCTGATCCAGCTTCTGCAATAAAGAAGATATCCCATTCAGAGTAAATGCTGCTTGCTTCATTAAAGTGCCCGCGAAGGGCTTGCAAAAAAAACCGGCTATTTCACCTGCCTCACTGTATGTGATCTCTTCCGGTTTCTCTTCGAGCAAGCAATCCATCAGCTCATCAAATTTGTCTACATCAAATGGTATCTGCACATTATCGAGTCCGTAAAGTATAAGTTCAAACTTGTTTTCACCAACTATCTTTTTAAAGTTGTTAATGTTTTCAAGAGTGTCTTTTTTTATCTTAAATTTTTTGTCTATTGTTTGGTCCATTGTTTCTCTATAATAATTTAAATGTTATTTCAAAAACTGATCCGTGAATAAAGTACATTGCGATAACCAGCAGAGCTGCAGCGATCCATCCGTGCTGATCGATTTCTTTTCTTCCTTTTTTAATATCTACAATAAGCAGAGCAACCAATAGCAGGAAAGCTGTTATCCTTATTGCATCAAACAAATGCCAGGCATCTGATACAAAACTAAAGACATACTTCTCTAACAGAGTGCGATTGTTCCAAGCATAATCACCTTTACCAAGCCACCAATCCCCCTGAAAGGGGAAATTGGCAGGATGGAATCTGATTGCATCACAGAATCCTTTTGCAATTGCACTTATACTAATCAATATGGCTGATAGTTTAATCATTATTCTCTCACGGATTTGTTAAAATTGTTTTACCTAAGCCATTTAAAGTTGATACTGCTGCATCTGAGTTAGATGAGCGTGGCTGATTAGCTCCCCTTAAGTCAATTGTCTTTGTACCTGAACCTGCCGTTAAAGCCCAAGCATTCAGGAAGGCATCTATTTCAGCGGTCGTGTAACCTGTGCCTGTTGGGGTTATAGTTATTGTAGTATTAGCCCAAGCAGGCATTGTCCCTGCGGTTATATCAAAAGATTTGCCTGATGATTGATAAATAATATTTGTGGCAGTTGTCTTAATAGAGCTTAAATTGCCACTATAAATGCCATTGATATTCATTAAATATAAGTCATATACTTTAGGAATATCAGTGAGATCAATAGTTTGAATACCCGATATTAATAAAAGATATAGCACGGTTACTTTTGGTATATCGTAGCTGTTAATAGTCTGTGTTCCTGAGATATTATTTAGATATAGATAAGTAACACCAGGTATGTGCCCACTATTGATTGTTTGAGTACCTGATAAATTCTGGAGATAAAGGTTAGTAAGTTTAGGTAAATTACTACTATTGATTGTCTGAGTGCCTGATAAATTACGAAGATATAGGTAAGTAAGATTAGGTAATCCCTTACTGCTGATTGTCCAAGTTCCCGTGTTGCTATTCATATGCCACTTAGTGATTCTATCAGAGTTCCATATCTTGATATTATAAGTTCCGCTTGAGTAGGTGTGTGATATATTCTGGTCACTTCCTGTCAGTGTATAGTTATTAACGCTTCCATCTCCCCACTCGACTTTTATCGCACCAGTTCCCTGCATAACTATATTACCCGTTGCAGTACCTGTAAAAACAATAGACTTTACCGCATCATCATCAAAAAAATAAAAAAACTTTTTACTGCTCTGTCCAAATGCAAGCGATATTGATATTAAAATTAATATTATTGTTTTCATTTAAAACCTTACAATTATTTTATTTCCATTAGCATCTTTAATTACTTTACCATCAGCACTCTTAAGCAACTTACCATTACCAGATGGTGGTGCTGAGCCTGTAGTTACTGTATATGTATCAGACCTACCGCCAACTGTTAAAGTCCTACTTACAGCAGTATTATAATTGCCAGATGATGTTAATCTTACTCTCGCATTGTCATTATTAAATACTTTGGTATATCCTGTTCTCCAGCTACCAGAGTTAATCTGATACTCATATCCGCCAGCATAAGCATAGGCGGAATCAAACCCTGTGAGTGTAACAAGATTAGAGGTGTAGAGTGTTGATCTTGTTGCATTGGTAACATCCGTAAATGTAAAACTATTTGGAACTGTATCCGCTACACCAGATTGATATTCCATAGCACCTGCATCTGGATTACTCCAATCTCTCGGATTACCGTGTATGTCTGTTGTTGGTAAACCTTTCGATTCAATCCAACTTTCCCACCATTCCGACACACCCGCATCAATGGCAGGAGAACTACTACTTATATCCAATCTATTGATGTCTCCTATCTTAACATTGTTTGTGAACAATGGATTAGCATTGACGCCAGTTCCTCCATAGTTATTAACCCAATCATTCCAATTACTCGGTGCTCCTGTAGGGCTGCCTCCATGTCCAACAAATTGATTTCCACCAAATTTCATATTATTAGTCCATTCATTCCAGAATACATTTCCTCTGCAACTATCAACGTAACACTGATCTCCGTTCCAAGATGATGCAAATGCATCAAGTCCAAGCCCACCGTAATTAGCAGGGTCTTCGCCATTTGTCCCAAACTGACAAACAATATTATTAACAAATACATCAATGCCATACTCTTGAAGGATAGTATTTTCTCCACCGTTAGATGTTGCGACTGTATTATGTATTACATAAGTCGGAGGATAAACACTGTTTACATACCCATACCATCTCGTAACGAATCCATTGATGTAAGGATTACCATCTGCCCATAAGTGTCCATCTGCATAAATATAATTGTTATAAATAATAACTGTATCAAGTCGTCCAGGTCTTGATTGGACTCCCAATATCATACCGTGTCCCATAACAGATGAATCAAGCACAAATACGTTATTGTAAAGTTTAACTCCTCTTACCACGTGAGTTTGTAATGGATCAATGTGTTCATGATTTGGATATGATACACCTATCTGTTTATTTCTCTGGTGAGATATTGTATTGTTAATATTGAGATTAGCTACCATTTGCACGTATATGCAATTATCTTCGTGTCCAACATTATTCGTATAGCTCTTTATAATACAATTTGTAATAGTTATATGTTCAGCGCAAACACCATTTTCTGTTAAATAGTAATCATCATTACCAATTATATTTATCCCATCATCCCTAAAATCTGTTATATACAAACTATCCAGTATTAGATAATTAACATCACAATGTGCATATATCGCATTCCCGTTTGACCTCCTGAATGTCATTCCTTTTAACCATACATAAGACATCGAACCACAGCTCCCATTTTCAAAATGGATTTGTGGACCTCTAACATCCTGTCCGTCAATTATAACTGCGCCTGAATGACCAGATGGATTTGGTGATAACTTGCCAGGAAATATTCTTACATAATTTCCAGAAGTTCCGCTCACACCACAAGTAGGGAAATTCTCATTATAAATTAATGAATCATTACCTCCTGAAACATATAAAATTCCTCCGCCACTTAAATCACTCCAGTTGATGTTAGACAAATTCTTCCAGGCAGTAGCCCAGCTTTGTCCATTTCCACTTGAAGATACCCGATTATCAACATATCTAATTGTCTGTCCACATAATAATCCAGCCAAAATACTTACTAATAAGAATAGAGTTAGTATTTGTTTCATTACTGCACCCTTGTTCGTTTAAGAATTATATCATCAAAATAAATTGCTTCGCCAGATAGAGGTCTCCAACTATTACCACCAGGATAACCAAACCTAAATCTTGATGTAGTTATTGTTCCAGTTGCATTTGAGGTCCCATAAATAAGAGTTCCATTTACCCATATACTATCCTGCCCATTAGCACCAGTTCCTCGCACATATTTATGTTCAACTTTGAGCCAGGTGTCAGTAGCAAATCCAGTTGATAATTCTGTTCCCCACGGTTTTACCCAGTTATCTATATTACCACTTGCATCAGTTGATATACCAAGCCAGCCAGCATCTCCATTGACATCTGCGTTATCTCCAAATAAAGTTAGATATTGGTAATTACCACTTGTAACATTTGTCGTGGTGCTGGAAGGTATATAAACATAATAACTCACCCATATAGTTGCTTCATCACCATATCCAGAAGGGAAAGGATATATATCAGCATATACAGGAGCTGTGGTCCCATTACCTCTGAATTTATAAGAATGAGTGCCAGTATGAGCAAACCCAGAAGTATCTGTGATAAATCCACCATTTTCCAACACTAAATTTGCAAGTCCATCTTCAGCATCAAACTTATAGAAACCTGTATCAGGAGGACTTCCAGATGCCAATGTCTTAGCACTATCAAGATTACTGAACCAGCTTACATTACCACTGTCATCAACTGCTTTTACACCAGCCCAATAGGTTGTATTAGCTGTCCTACCTGTTCTTGTATAAGTTTCAACTCCCTTAGCAATAGATGTAACCCACACTAAAGCAGTTGTATCATTACTTGTTCCTTCGTAAAATCTAATGGAATCCAAGTCTCCCGCAACAGGGTCAGTCCAAGTGCTCACATATTGAGTTTGAGATGTTCCACCAATAGCAGTGAATGAAGTTGGAGGATTGGGAGGAGTATTGTCAGTTACTACAACTCCGCATCCGCAAGTGTCTAAAGCCGTTAAGATTGAGTTTAGAATATTCCTAAATGAAGTAACTGAATCCTGTAAAGCAGATACGTTGTTTTCTAAAGATGTTATCTTTTGATAAGCATAGGTGCTATCCCAAGAACTACCGCCTCCTAAATTATCATTCCAATAATCGGTTATTAAAGAATCAAGTGTTGCAGTTGTTCCGATAATTGATTGACCGTCTGTTATCTTTGCAACCCTTGTACCACCAACAGTGATTGAGTCAGGATATATCTTAACAGTAGAATTACCTATGATAATCGAATCCTGAACTTTTAAGTAACCATCTGTTAAAATATTTCCGCCAAAGTATGAAGGAAAATCCCCCTGACCATAGAAGTGATAAGCCAGTTCTAAATTTGGAGAGTTGGTTGTTAAATCAGAATAGAAACTGTATGCTTTTGGATAAGTGTAATAATCATTTGTCCCAAACTTAAACTCATAACCTTTAACAGGCATTGGAAATCTTTTTGGAGTGGCTGTTAAGTTAGATTCTGAAAGTATTACTCTGCTTCCGCTTAGATAAGCATTATTCCAATTAAGTGCGGATGAATCTGGTAAATCGCCAAGATTCATTTGTATTTCGTTGCCTGAGATAGTTACACTGTTATTAAACCATAAAGGCGTACCTGTGCCATCTAAGTTAAGTATATTGGCTACATTAGACATTGTTTTGATCGTATCGTTATAATAATCTGTTCTTTGCTCGTGAGGGAACAACCAATTAGCAGATAGACAATAAGGTGGAACTACATAGTCAATAATCCAAACATCAGTGTAAGTTCCGTTATTAAATCTTCTATCTGCATAAGACTTGCCAAGTCTCATAACATTGGCACTCCCATTATATAAATTTGTTGACCAACCATCAATACCTGCCTTAGTAACATAATCATTCCACGATAAACCGCCGAGCGAATCTGTATTACTCGAAACGATAGCATCCACATTTTTCCAAGCCCCAGATACATATTGCAGATATTGTAAATTTTGTGGGTTAGAAATATTGGTGGTTAATGTATCTCCCCTGACAATCAAATTACCATTTATATTAATATCTTTTGCCCCTATACTCACAGCATCATCAACAAATTGAATTTTTGGGACTATTTTTAATTCGACATTATCACCATACAAACGGTTCTCACCATCTGCCATTGCAAATACCGTTATGTAATATACTCCAGCCGGTATGGCAACCGAAGCATTAATAGAGTATGAACCAGAGGGGAGACTTTTGGATTCGTAATTATATGGCGTCATAGTCTCAGCATTTACTAATGCCGAAGCATATAACGAGGTCGGGCTATCAAGATAAATATCGGCTTTTAGTTGATATGTGCCAGAAGCAAGATAGAGAGTATCACACCGGAACGAAAGGAAACCACCTAAACTAAAACACATAATAGCACCGGTGAACCCACCACCACTTGCAACCCACTTAGTACTATCGTTACCATAAAGCGCATACCATCCATTAATATTATTATCGAATGTCCCATTTTGTATAACAGTTGAACCACTGCCTCTTAGTCTTATTTCAAAACCTGATTTATCAATTACAATTGAATCCCCGCTAAAAACTGTTTTCGTGCCGGAGAAAGTTTTTTGTCCAGTTATAGTTTGTGTTGTGTTAGTTGTTGCCATTGCGGAAATCTGAGAGTCATAAACAACTGAATCTGGTAATTCTCCCGAGCCAATCAGACTGCCAAGACTATCTAAACTAATTGTAGATAATGTGCGGTTTGTGCTATCCCAAGTAAATACGCTGCCATCTGCAACTGTGCTATCGATAAAAGTGCCGGCAACGTAAAAGCGTGTTCCGCTTGTCGGCGGTGTAGCCCCATCAAAGGGAGTTTGTACGTCTGGGTTAACTCTTAATTCTCCATCAAAGATTGTTGTGCTGTCTGCAACTATATCGTAAAAGTATTTTGATGCAGTAAAATCTCTGGTATCTCTTTGAAGAAGTTTAACTCTTATGTATGTGTAGGGACTTGAATAGATCGCGCTTATCTCTGTTGTATCATTATTTGCTTTTTGTATTAATCTTGGTGAGCTGAAGCTCTTTGTAAGTTTTACTACAAATGTTATATCAGAGCTGCCAACATTTCCGGTATGGCGGAATATAAATTCTTTGTAATCTCCGCGTTTAATAGTAATGTGTTGATCGGACTTCTGCCCAATTAACGGCGCAGAATTAATAATGAACAATGTTAATGCAAATATGTATTTTAAAGTTTTCATTTTTAATTGGATTTACCACGGTGTTATAATTGCTCTTCCGGATCTTGCAGCTGACTGTGTAGCCGTTGCTGTCCCGTTTAAGCTTTTAAGCCAGATGTATTGATAAGAATAAACCTGGTACTTTGGTTCAATGCCAACAATTGCACCGGCTACATAAGGCACTAATATTTTTGTAGTTGCATCAAACCCGTATAAAGGTTTTAAGTTTGCCCTGGTTGACCCTGAATCATAGCTTGTGTAGATCCAGACCTGAGTGTCGGTAAAAGCAGCAGGGAATTGTATTGCAGATAATCTTCCGCCGTTAAGGTCTATGCGTGATGAGATTGAATCACCGCTGGCAAAAGTGTAAACTCTGCTGTTGTTATCTTCCATCGCAAGTTTGTGCGAGCCGCTGAATAAAAACAAACCGGCAATTAAAGCAGCAAATAAGATTGATAGTTTTTTCATTTTATAAACTCCTAAATTGTGTAAGTTAAATTATCCTGGTTAAGTGCTTTGAAAACCACATCATCAACTTCAAAGTAATTGTTTTCCAGCATGTTTGTGGCTTCAAAGTAAAGCCTTGTAATATCAGTAGCCTTAAATTGCACTTCAACTTCCAGTGTGCCGGATACTTCGGAGAGATCAATTTTATAAATTTCTTTGTGTGTTATTTCTTCCCACACTCTTAATGTCCCGGAGCTGTTTGTCTTTAATTTAAATGATAGACTCATATAAGTCATTTCCGGGTTTGGGAGTATTATAATATCCTGGTAAAGATTTATTGTAGAACTCTCCCCAGCTGTTATGCGCTGGGATCTTCCGTTGATTGACCCGGTTTGTATTGATGGGATGCCTGCTGTAGATGTCCAGCCGGCACCAAGTCCATCAACATCAACTCCTTCAAAATCTCCATTGGTTAAAAGTGAATTATAGTGTAGTAAATTATCCTGAGATGTTCCTGCTGATTTTGCGAGACTATCAACTGCTGTTCCTGAACCTAATGTTAATTTATCGCCATATAAGCCCACGGGTTCCCTCCTTAGCGGGTTTCTATCCTATCTCCGATTTTTACATCGTAAGATGATAATTCACAAGTTACGCCTGTTAAAGTTGTTTCTGTTTTGCCGGTGTAAGTGATAATCTCTTCCGTATTATCAAGCTTTGCTATAACTCTTGCAAAGCCGCTTGCAGGGAAATCATCTGTGTTCAAAACATCAAGAGTGGTTGGGACTGAATCATCCAGAGTCTGATCTTCATTAGCAAGAGTGTAAGCCTGCTTGTCCAACCCATCAGCGGCAGAGCCGGAACCTTTAAGAAGGTTATCAGCTGCTGTGCCGCTTCCAAGTGTTAAATTATCTACTCCGCTCATACTGCCCTTTATTAAGTTATCTACGCCAGCCATTTGATTAACTCATTGCTAAGTTATCACGGTAGCCGGTTATCTTTAATTTTATGATCGTCGGGTCATCTTTCTCAGATATCAATGTTGCTTCGTCATAAGCAAACCGTACAGCAGGTGTTGCATCTAATGTTGAAAAAGTGTAAGTCTGCCCTGAGTTTGTTGTGCCCTGGAAGTATTCTATCTTCTTTGTTACAAGTTCGTGGCAGAAGGTTCTGATAGCTGCTTCGGCTGCATAGATGATAACTTCACCGGTTATTTCCTGCCCGATAGTTTCTTCGCCAAAAGCAGATTGATCGTTAACACCTTTGAGATTAATCTTTAAAGATTTTAAGCAATCAGGTGGACAAGCAACCGCTGAATCTCCTGACGCTTCTTTCACAGAGAACCCTCTTTGCCTTGCTGTCTTTTGTGAAGCAGCTTTTGTTTGCCCGGTTAACGCAGTGATTACTGCAAGGGTAATTCCGGATTCAACGGACAGACCTGCGTAAATGTAATTTACTGCGAGCAAGGTTCCTGCTCCGATCATAAAAGCTATAATTGATTTTAAGTTATTGCTCTTTAGTTTGGTCGCATCAAATATGCCCCAGAGACCAACGCCTCCGAGTGCTACCACAATGCCCTGTAGTATTGTTATTACAACGGGGGGCAGACCAACATTAAAGAATGAAAGTGCGGTTACTGCAATAACAACAACCATTACCAGTATGGATGATATAATTGATTTTGATTTAAACCAATCCTTTGCAAGCCCGTAATTAACGCGCCAGTTAGAAATTCCCAAAGCTCCGAGTATTGCAGCTGCAACCTGTACAACCATTTGCTCAGCTCCTGAGCCAGGGAATACAAAAGTAAAAACGAATGCGGCTATCATTGCAAGAACACCGCCTATAAGTTTTAATAGTGTCATTGTAGTACCTTCAATATTTAATTTTCTCAAACTGATTATTATTCTCTTAAGCAGTTCATAACGTTCTTTCTGCTCTTGTTTCAATATGCGATCTTCTTCTTTATAATCCGGAAGATCCCGTGCAGAGTTCCCGTTAATGTTACCAACACCAAAATGTTTCCCAATTTCTTTATCGATCTCTTCCTGAGATCTTGGACCAAATACTTTACTCATTTTAAATAGTTAACTAAGAAGCTTATCAAACCTGCCGCGCCGACTAAAATAAAAGCGTATCTTTCAAGGAAGCGTATTCTCTTTTCGTGATCAGATAAAACATTCATTTGAGTTTTGATTACCTGAATATCCGCATGTAATTTCTGTAAGAGATCTTTTTCTTCCATTGTTAACATTGTTTTTAACGTTCTTCAAAATTTTCAAATAATGTGGTGGATACTGCCGGAGGGGAAGCGGTACCCACCTTGTTGCACTGCTACGCGCTATGCCTGATATTTTTGCACTGCTGCAGTAGATTTCTCTAAGAGCAGACCGAAGCGTATTGTAAACGCTAATACTTGACCGAGATACTCAGCTCTTTCACCACCAACAACCTCCATCTCGGTTTGCACTATTAAGTGCATATATCTGCTGTTCCATCCAAGTACGTTTAGCTTGGTATTGTTTACAGGGGTTGCATCGATTGCACCTGCGTCGGTGGTTTTTGCAATCAATGTAGATTGTTTAATTCCAAATCCTTCGAGTCCCGGAAGCTTGCCTTCCTGGATCGCCACCTGATTAACAGCTAACCAGTTTTTTAAATAATCATCAGATCTTAAGAACCTTGCAGCGCTGTGAGGAAGAGCGGCAAACCTGTTTGCTTCAGGTATCTTTGCTGTCCCTAAAAGATCATTCATTTCGGAAAGATCATCATAACCAAACTGTGTACCGCTTGATGCAGTCCATTTTTTCTTGTGAGAAGAACTAACATTATTAATTATGTTGATCATTGCAGTCTGGAACATAAACTCTTTAGCTGCTGCTGCTATTGCTGCAGTGTGCAGGTTAAGGAGTTTTGTGTTGCTCTGAATATCTTTGATCTTACGGAAGTTCTTCGGACCGTAAGTATATTCATAAATGGTTAATGATGTATCAGATTCAGAAGTATCTGCTATCGAAAGCGGAAGCCCTGATCCAATGCTCAGGTTATCGGTTCTGGTAAAGGAACCGTCTGCATCGGCAAGGGGAAGATTAACAACGTTACCGCCGTTTGCTCTTACATAATCTTCCATGTCTCTGTTAAACAGAGTTCTTAGGTCCTGATCTTCGTAAAGGTTCTGAATGATTGGGTCTGTCCAGAGTTCTTTTATGAATGGCATTTTAATTCTCCGTGTTTAAGTTTAAAAAGTTATTTACCAAAATTTTTTTCAATTGAAGACTTCTTCTTTTCATCAGAAGTTTTTTTATCATCCTTAACTTCTTTGGTATCAAGAGCTTCTTCAATAATTTGTCTGAACTCTGATGCCGTATAAGTCTTGCCAGTTAACTTGCCTAGTCTTTCTAAAAATTCTTTTAACATTATCTTCTCACTGTTTATTTTTTGAAAGTGGAGGCGGAAGTCGAACCGCCTCTCAATATTATCAATACCTTACACTTTAATTATTAGAAGGGTCTGCCTTCCACTGCTCGCGCAACTGAGTTAACAGCTGAGGCTGTTCTTCTCTCATCTTGTTATGCAGAGCAGCATCTTTAATTATCTGCGAATATTTTAATAACTCTCCTTTTTCGTTCTTCGGTAAAACAACATCAGCCGTTAACTTTAGAACAGGAAGAGTATCCACAAAAGATTTGAGCCCTGCCGCATTCTTAAAGAATGTGCCGGGTTTTTCTTTTGTTCCGACAAGAACTTCTTTCTGTGAAGGAAGAACTTTTTTATCTGCAACTGCTTTATCGAAAACAACTGATGCTTCATCAACTGCTTTCTCATCAAACTTTGCGAAGAGCTGATCGATCTTTACAGTTAATTGTTTTACTGCATCATCCCCACCTTCTTTTTTCTCATCAACCTTAATGAGTTTTATTGCAGCAGTTAACTGATCAGCGATTGCTTTGAAATCATCTCCGCCTTTTTCTGCTAACTTTGTATTCAGTTCGGTAAGCTTCTGGATTGCAACTTCCGGAGTTGAATCTTCTGCAATACCTAAAGCTTTGCAAAGCTGAATGAATTGTTCTTTATTCATTGGAGTATCCTCTTTTATAATTTTAGACGTATAAACTTTAAGTGATTCTGTCTCATTTAATTTGATCTGTTTAATTTTGCTGGCAGGAAAGTTTGTTACTGCAATTGCGCCAAGGTAATATACTTTTTTACCTTTTACTTCTTCGTTTTGTATTTCTGCACTTGCATATTTATAAGATCTTCCATCGTAGTACATCTTAAGAAAATCTTCATCATCAACAAGTACCATTAAAGAATTGCCTGTAAGCTTTACAGCTTTAACCCATGCAAGCGCGCTCATATTATTAATAAGTTCGCCTTGTTCGTTGTACTTGCGGTGTTCGGGAATAAATGGAGCCTGGATAAATTCGGGATCATAACTATCCGCCATTTGCTGCAGCATATCTAAAGAAACATTGCCCTGCGGATACTTACCTGCTTTTAATATTTCAATCCATTTTTCCATTATAAAAAAATCTCAAAATTTTTTTGTTATTCGCTGTGAATAAATTAAACGCATTTAATAATTGTGGAAAGAAAATAACTTTTAGAAATAAAGGTTCTTTTATATCTAAAGTTTTTTTTATTCATTCACGCAAAATTCCAATCTATTTTTAATCAAAAAGGATTTTAAGACATGGCAGAGCTAACAGGATATTATATAAATGAGATTGATCTTAAGCCTTATATTGATAATGATGAGCTTACCAGGATAACATCTGAGATCAATTCTGAGACAGGCGAAACTAACATACAGCTTGCAATTAAAAACGTTTGCGCTCTTGCCGATACATATTTAAAAAACAAATATGATCTTCCCCTGGCTGACACAATAGAAACATCCCCGTTAAAATCTATGATTGCAAAAAAAGTAGTGTGGGATATTTCTAACCTGTACACTTCTTTATCCGACGAAGTGCGCAAGATCCGTGAGAGCTACAACACAGAAGCAATGAAGTTTTTTGAAGGGCTGGCAGACGGCACAATAAAATTATTAGACAGCAACGAAGATGAAGACTTAAGTCAGACAGACCGGTATTACTTTGATGCTAACCAGAGAATAACAAGAGATTTTTATTAATGGGTATTATAGAAGATATAGAACAGCGCTTACGTCTCGATCTTGAAACGTGCAAGTTTATCCAGAGCCATTACGACTTGCTTAATAATAATATGATGGAGCCGTTTACAAAGTTTTACAACTTGTTAAGAAAGAGAGTCCACTTAACACCTAAACAGCATAATTATCTTGATGGAATGTACGAGTGTGTTATGGGAAAATTAACCGGACAGAAAGTTGATTTACATATTGACTTAAAAAATAAATCCAAACAAAACCTTAAATACTAAAAAGGAGAAAGCAATGAAAAACATTTTGGTTTTTTTGTACACGGTGTTACTGATCTCTGCGCTTGCAATAACTGCATTCGGGCAGGTAACCAGGACTGAAGTTGCAGATGATAAAACGATTATCTCTGCAAGCAACAACACATACTTAACCACAACCGGCTCTGCATATTCTGAAAAGTTTTCTTTAACTGAACAGGATGCGTTCAGCTGGAGCACTTACCAGTGGCGGTGTGCATTTACAGCAACAGTGCCAACAACCGGCACAATAAAAGTTGTTAACTATCTTATGGGCAGTATGGATGGAACCAATTGGTCTAACGTAGATACTTTAAAATCTTCGGACTCGACATTAACCACAACACCTTATGTAGTAATTACAAACTTCAATAACTGGAAGTATCCATATTATCGCTGGCACTTTGATGGACAGACGGGTAATAGTGACAGCGTAACAGTTACGGTAAAAATGTGGAACCCGATGCTGGATAAATTTCTTAAACCCTAAAGAGAGTGGTTTTGATTTTACTGAGAGCCGGTTCAACTCCGGCTCCTCTTTCTAATTTTTATTTGGACCGAAATGTTAAAAGAAGTTTTAGATCAATCGATAACAGCACTAAAAACATTAAGTGATTTTTCTGACGACCCGGATAAAAGAGTTTTACGCGGCGAAGTTGGCAAGCTTAATATAGTGCCGGATAAATGCTGTATTGTTATGCCGGAGTTTAAGCCGCCGCAAACTTTTGGTATGATCGAAGAGTCCAGGGAAAAGGAGCTGCATTTTACACCGAATTATTTTGTTATATCTGCCAAACACAAAAAGCTTGAAGAAGCTGAAGATGCTTCTATGGACCTTGCAGTTAAAGTTATACAGAAGATACACGAGACAGAATTGTTTATCGATATGGAGGGCAACAGCAAACACTGCTATTTAGAATTAACAGACATTGAATGGCTTGAAAGATCAGCATCGATGTGTGTTATTGCTTTGGAATTTACTGTAAAACTCCAGGTGTAATACCGATTAACAATGAACAATTAAAAATTAAAATTATGAACACAAAGAAGAAGGATAAAAACTTCAAACCATCAAGACCGGAGAGGGATATAATACTTGAGTATGTAGCTTTGCCTAATGGCAGGCATCCAAGAAAATCAGAACTTGCAGCTGAGCTTAATTTATCTTTACGCGGGATACAGGAACGTGTCAGAAAGTTTAAGCTAGGCTATGGTGTTGGCAGAAAGATAAGGTCTGATAAAGGGATACCGAAAAAAGATCCCGATATTAAAACACGTTTAGAGTTTTTTGCAGAACTTGCAATGGGCAGCACTGCAGATGAAGCACAGGATAAGCTGAAGCTTTCTAAACACCAAGCGGATAGATTAAGCAAAGAGTTTGCAAAGGTTGATAAATGGAAAGCGCTGCGCAATGCTCCTCAGTTAAAACAACTTAAAGATTTACTAAAAGAAATATTAAGGTTTGATATTGCCCTGGTTACCGCCGAAGCTTTCGGTGGTTTGCAGTTTGAAGCAGGTGAGCATTTAATTGAAGTACCGATTGAAGAGCTTAATGATATCAGGACAATACTTGCGCATTGTATGCAGCGCAATAAAATGGGTGAGATCGATCCGATGTATAAAAACATTTCCAAAGACCAGCTGGAAAAACTAAGAGTCTATTACCTAAAAGAAGATCTGCTTGAGAACAAAGATGTTAAGTCTTATGCAAGCCTACACAGAGCTGTCAAAGTAAGCACTCCGGAAAAACAGCTGGATTTAAAATTAGTTTATGCAGTTATCGATCGTTTCTCTCCGGGTAAAGATGAAACTGAAAAAATAAAAATCATTAAAGAAGAATTTGAAAAGTTGAAGCTGAATTAATGAGCGAACCATTTTCAAAAATACTAGAGGAAGTTAAACGCAGACAAGCTGAGCTTCAGGAAAGAAGAGAACAGCTTAAAGATCTAGTGCTTGATATTACCGAGAAGGAAAGAGAGAAGGTAACAAAAAAAGGTGCAAAAGATTTTTTCTACTTTGCTAAAAAAGTTTTTCCTGAGTATTGTACAAAGCCATTCAGTAAACTGCACAGGGATATCAAAGAATATGGAGATGGAAGATTCAGGAAAGTTGATCTTGTTCTTGGTCCGCCGGAACATGGTAAAACAGCAATCTTCAGGATCTATAAAATATGGTGCGCTGTTTATGGATACCGGCACTATATTATTAAAGTAACTGAGACAATGGCATTAACTCTTGTGGACCTTGAATCAATAAGATTAGAATTTGAACAGAACGCCAGGATAAGATTTTTATACGGCGATCTTAAAACACAGGGACGCTGGGACCAGGAAGCATTCAAAACATCACCAACAAAATGGAACAAGCGCGGTACCTGGTTTGAAGGTTTTGCTTTTGATAAACCTCCAACGGGAAGATTGCGCGAAGAGTTCAGACCTGATCTTTGCGATATAGATGATCTTGAAAACTACAAGCGCTCAGCCAACATACAAATAAGCAAAGCAAAGTTAGAGTTTATTAATAATGATGTGATACCAAGAATGAGTATTGAATCCGCAATACTCTGGTTTGGCAACAATGCAAGAAAAACAATGGCTTCAAACATTCTTGTTGAAATGGACGAAGTTGAACGCAAACAAAATTATCCTGCTTTCAGAATCCATCTTTACGCAGCATGGGATAGAAAAAAGAAAAAGCCATTGTGGGAAGAAGCTTTTGCATTTACATCAGAAGAAGAAATGAGAATGTGGTTCGGTGTTGGGCAGATGACATGGTTAGGCAACTATATGCAGAATCCAACAGTGCCGGAAGGAACTGAATTTAAAAAAGCAAACTGGCGCTGGTTTGAAAAACTTCCGTCGGATGCACTTGGCATTATAATGTGCGATCCTGCGGGCGGAAGCAAGGGGGCATACAAAGCTGCAAGCTTTATTACTTATAGCAGAACAACACAAAAGTTTTATGTAAGAAGTTTCTTTGTACGCCAGTGCGACTGGGAACCATACTTCCAGTGGATGTATGAAACTTACTTCCAGTTTTCTCAGCAAATAAGATACATCGCTTGGGAAAAAGACTTTCACCAGGATCAGTTTTTACTTTTCAGAAAACTTTTTCCATCTGTTGCAGACAAACCTCCGCTCCCGATCTTACCGGTTGAAGTAAAAGGCAAAGGCAACAAGGATGAAAGAATAAGATCACTCGCAGTTCCTTATGAAACAGGACAGATATTATTCCATAAAAGTTTTGCAGACAGCAAAGAAGGGCTGGAAGCTGAGATGCAGCTGATAGGATTCCCGGATTACAGCTTTAAAGATTTTCCTGATTCGCTTGCAACCGGTTACAGGCTAGTGTTTGAAATGTTTGCGGGCAGTTTTATGCCGGCTGATCAGCAAAGAACTATGTATGAATCGCTGGGGAAAATAAGAAACAGCCGTAAAGAAATTAACGGATGGTAAAAATGAGCCAAAAGAAAAGGTTTTAGCACAGATAGAACAGACTTATAAAATCCTTTTTAAGCGGTGCAAAGGCGGTGCAATGCTAAAAAGTTGGCTTCAAGGTAAAAAGGGCAGGCACATAAGGGAGTAATGGCAAACTTAAATGTGAAAAAATGCGGTAATTGCTGGACAAGAATTGTAATAATGAACACAAAAACAGGATCGATACTTCCTGTAGAAGTTGAAGAAGGTAAAACTTACACGGATGATGATGTGTTTGATTATAAAATCCATAAGTCTCATCTGTTAAAATGTGTAGAGATGAGAAACAGATGGAAAAGATTTCAATATGATTTTTTCAAACGGCAAGAAAGTTTACTTGCTTTAAGCGATAAGGATTTATTGAGATGAATTTAGTAAAAGTAAAATTTCCTGAGAGCGAATACTTCCAGGAGAAAACAAAAAAAGAATTGATCGTGCTTCATCATACAGTTAGCTGCACTGCTAAATCTTCTATCGATTGGTGGCAGCAGGATAAAGGGGGGATGAGAGTTGCAACTTCTTACGTTGTTGATAAGGATGGAACTATTTACCAGCTATTTGATGATAGTTTCTGGGCTTATCATATCGGTAAAGGTTCAACAAAATACCACAACCAGAGGTCTATAGGTATAGAGATTGTTAATGAAGGTCCGCTTGAAGATAAAACCGGAGAAGGATTATTCTGGTTTGATGGAAGAGCAAGATTTAACGGCGTTCCATATTATCACAGCTGGCGCGGTGAGTATGCATGGGCACCTTATGATGATGTGCAGTTTAATGCTGTTGTTGAGTTGTGCCATTATTTATGCAAATATCACGATATCCCAAAAATAGTTTTAACAGATTATCTGTTTAAACCTTCTTATAAAGTGCATCACGGAATTGCATCACATCACAATTTAAGAGTAGATAAAACAGATGTTTCACCTGCTTTCAATTTATTAAAGTTTAAGGAAATGCTATGGGCTTTGAAATAAAAACAAAAAATGTCCACTTAAAGTTTGGCAATATACCGGTTGAAAAAGAAATAATAACATCCGGACAGCCAAAGAACACAACCGTTAATGTAAGTAAGAAAGATTATACTTACGCTCCGCTGCGTACCGCAATACTGCCAACACCTGCACAACTGCGCCAGGCTGTTATTGATATTGACAGAGATCCAAGGATGATGATGGATGTATTAAGAAGATTGCCTGAAGCTGACCCTCATATATTCTCTGTAGGCAACACTCGCCAGCTTGCAATACTTGGTTACGATTGGATAATAGAACCCTCTGATCCTGATAATGAAAAAGAGATGAAGAAGTGCGAAGAGATTATGAATCTTTTAGAACGTACAAACTTTGATAACTTCTTAACCAATCTTACGAACGGAATTGTTTACGGACACTCAGTAACCAATCCTATCTGGACTCTTGATACAAAGAACCGATACTATCCTAAGTTTGATTTTCTTGAAGGCATTCACTTTGGTAAAAGAGACGGCAAAGTAAAAATGATTGTTGATAAAAATGATAAAGATTTCTTTGTTACAATAGGTAGCAATGCAAACATAACAGGCATTAACGACCAGAACCAGATTGCATCTGCACTTGCAGGCAACCTTTACTGGGTTGATCTTAACGAGAACGATCTGATAATTGTTAATTATGTTCCACCGATATTGCAGGGATGGAAGAATAATTACATGGGCGGGCTGATGAGACCAGGGCTTTACTTAACTCTTCTTAAATATTTTACTATGCTGGACTGGGCAAAGTTTAACGAGTTGTTTGGGATGCCTGTGCGCGTTGGTAAATACGATCCTGTTTTGACAAGTAAAGAAGGTATTGAGATACTTAAAACTGCAGTGCAGAATATCGGCACAGATGCAGGAGCTGTTATTGATAAAACTATGGAACTCGAATTCTTAAGAGCTGAATCCGGTGTTGGTACCGGCAGGGCAACTTACGAAGCTTTTGCTGAGCACGTTGAAAGAAAACAATCCATGGTTTTTATCGGGCAGAATTTAACTGCAGAGCAAACAGGTAAGTTTGGAAGCAATGCTTTGGCTCAAACACAAAACTTAATCCGTATGGATTATATGTTTGCAGATATGCAGATGATAACTTCCCTTGTTCAAAAGGTTGTGGATAAAATGTATTTCTTAAATTACGGCAATCCGCCTGAAAACTTTTATCCTAAATTCAAATTCTACACAGAAGAAGCAAAAGACCTGCAGCAGTTAAGCGGAGTTATAGATGATCTTAGCCGTGCAGGACTTCCGATCTCTAAACAGTGGGCTTATAAAACTTTTGATATTGATCAGCCTGAAGATGAGGAAGATTCCTTCGGCGGCAATAATTCTTATCCATTTAGCATAGGAGATTGATATGAAATGGAAATGTGATAACTGCGAAAAAGAATTTGAGTTAAAGTTTGATCCTGACAATGACAGCATAGACCCGCCGTACTTTTGTCCCGATTGTGAAAAACTTATGGATGAAGCTGAAATACCTGAAGAAACTTTTGATGATGACTTTATGAATTACGGCGGCTACGGTGATGGCTAAGAATTTTACAATCCCGGTTAACGCTGCCGTGCATAAGCAGCAGCCATAATTTATAAATAAAAATTTGTTCTTTGACATTCTGAATTGACTTAACAAAAACAAAAAAGCAGACAGCGAAAGGCTGTCTGCTTGATGCGCTTGTTATTTTGCTTTTTGCCGGGAGTGGTGTTTTAATTTTCTTTTTGCCACTAAATCGTAAAGCATAAGAGTCTGCTTAGATGGATTGCGGTGTCCGTTCTCATACTCAGCTATCCGGGTTTGAGATGAGAGGCTTAGCAGAACAGCAAGCTGAGCTTGTGTAAGCCCAGCCTTTAAGCGGATTTCTTTAAGTTGTTTTGGTGTCATGATGTTTTCTTGTTTTTTACAAAGTAGTAATCGTCTGTTTTCAAGAATTGTGCCCAGTCGTCTCCTTCCCAGAATCTTGCGCTTTGGAATTCTTCCTTTTCAAGCGGAAAGGTTCTATATGTTGCACTATCAGTTCTGATAGTGAATGTTTTTTTTGACATATTAGGAGTTATCCTAATTATTCTGCCTGTGATTGTTTTTGTTATCTTTTCCATTTTTTGCTCCTTTTGTTTTGTTAAGTTGATCAAATTGTCTTGTGTAAATATACACATTGCGTATATTATTGTCAAGTAAAATCGGTGTAAAAATAAAAAATATTTTTAAAGCGTGGATAGTAACATAATACACATAGTGTATAGTAATTTACTATTTGATTATGAGCTATATTCGCAATATTTGATTAAAATTTGCTTGTTTTTCCACTTTTTAAGACGATATAATATATGGGTGCCTTGAGATCGTGGCTTATAACGCATATACGCAAGCCGTATATAGCTTGTTTTGCAAAATTTTTTGTTTTAAGAAGTGAAGGCGAGGCAAAAAGTCAAAATAACTACTTCATAATGAAATAAGCTTACATTCAACAATAGAACAATAGAACAATGGAAGATACAAAGAACGACATCTTCAGAGAAATTATACAACGATCTTTAATGTTAAAGATTGGGCAGCACTCAATTGTAATTATCAAGAAGCGTGTTGCAGATGGAATATTCCTGGAAGGAAGCAGCGATGGAGCTTCTCAGTATTCTGCAAAACCTTTTGCAATGCCAACGGGAGTAATAAGACCGCGCGGCTTAATGCTGGATATTCTAAAAGGTAAGAAGGGTTATGATGCACAATTATTTAAAAGTAAAGCCGGCAAGTTGTGGGTTGTAATTCCTAAAGGATATAAATGGTTAAGAGAACAAGCCGGCAAACCAAGCGGTAAAGTTGATATGAGATGGACCAGCGAATTGATGCGCAGCTTAACTGTGCTTAACACAGATGTACAAAGCGGTACCATTACAATCGGGCACAAAGGCAAACGCAATGAAGATATTGCATACTGGCACAATGTTGCAGGAGCCGGGAGATCTAAGCGGATTAGAAAATGGTTAATGCTTACTGATAGTGAACTTGAAAAAATAGGTAAAGCAAGTATTTAGTTTACAATTAAGAAAATTAATTTCAATTATACATTAAAATGAAAACATACACACATCCAACAATTACTTTGCCTGCAGGTTCTGTTGTGGTGAAGTTTTACGATGATACCGGTAGTGGTACTGAGACTACTCCGGATATTATAGTTGACATTGGAGAGCTTGTAGAAGGTTTTGATATCAGTATAGGAGAATATTACGCTCCGGTTATAGAATTAAAGATGCACAATAAAAATAATTATCTTCTCGGCACTCTGTTAAATACAGATAATTTAAGGTGTGCTATTTTTATTAACAGCGAGCTTTTCTTTTACGGACATCTTACAGGCAATTATTCTTCTGAAGATGATCCTTCATCCGGGTTGGTTTACACCGAACTTGATGTAAGCTTTGAACATCACTTTGCATATTTGAGAAATACAAGTGCGTTGGATTTTGAAGAAGATCTTTACAACAACGCTGTTGGCGTTCTTTCCTTTGTGGATGATACAACCAGCAAGCGATATTTAAAATTCAAAGCTATATTTTATGAAATCGCTTCGGCATTAGGTCTTAAGACTGCATCAACGGGAGACTGCGGGGTTAATTACATAATGAACAGAGAATATTTTTCAGAGAGTGATTATCCAATGAACCCTGTTTACTTAAAAGATATTTGCTTGCTGGATAAACAGCTGATAGGTTATTCTCTTTGCGATGAGACCACAACCCTTGATGATGAAACTCCTACTGATCTTGATGTTGTTAACGGAGAAATGTTCCCTGAGTTTGGCGAAGCGACTCTTGTCACTACACTAAACGTAGTTGAAAGAATTTCTTATACCGGAAAAACCGGAGACACATTAACCGGCGTTACATGTTCATCTGCTTCTTTTAATGTTACAAGTACAGTAAAAATATATCCGGGCAACGGTGTACCTAATCTCTGGAGCAACAGGTTTGATGATGCATTCCAGATATTTGGCGAGCTACTCAGAGAGTTTTCACTTATACCAAGAATTACGCACGATGGAACTGATTTTGTTCTTCAGATACAGGAGCGTGATACTTCAAGATCGATAGACACGCCGATAATTAAAGGATCAAGAATAACCTTTAGAGATACTTTAACCAGATTAAAGATAGATCTTGCAGGCAGACCGGATGAATATGTTACCTCTTACTTAACGCTTGAAACATCCGGAACAAACAATTATGGTGATGATGTCGAAATTGAAATGCATCACACAAATTATGATGTAACAGATGAAGACTGGCGCACTACAATGCTCTGGGGTAAAGATGATTCAGGAGCCGGTGATCATTATGTTGAGATTGATGCCATACTTGAGTACGGCGGGTCTACAACAAGAGAAACTTTCCAGGTATCACTTTACACTCATCTTACTGATTTCTTTTATAAGAAAAAGAACTGGAGGGAAGTGAAAGTTAAAGGTTTATCTGGTCTATATGGTGGGAATACAAAACTGGAATACCTCGCGCCGGGATATAACTACACTTCTAACAGTGTGCTATATCATATCCACACAACAAGTAAGAGCTTAACAAAGAACGAAACTGTTTTAACTGTACTGCCAATGACTTGATTTATTTACTGAAATATTTTTATTAAAAAATATATAATCACTATTACAACTATTGCAAAAAGTGCAACACTTAATTTTTGATCTATGTAGTTCTTTGACATTTTGAATTTACTTTCTTCTAATTGCAAAGCCGGTGATCTCAAGACCGGGAACGCTTAAGGCTCCGTTGTTTTTGTAAACCACATTAATATCAAACATCATAAGTGCGTCTGCTTTCATTTCTGTGCAATACTTATAGATTTTATCAACTGCATCAGAAGTCTGTACATGTTCTACCAGCCAGCGCTGTCCGTTTGCATCCGTTAGAATGTATCCATCTTTATTGGAATAAACAGAAGGAACATCTTTTACTGCAGGATAGATCGTAAAGTTTATAAGTCCTATCGGTTCGTAAGGTTGAGTATATTCAAGCGGAGTGATAAAGAAATTATTTTCTGTGTACTTTCTGAAATCAATTCCGGATAGTAACTCGGATCGTTCGATTGGTTTTGTTGTGCTGCAGGAAATAAACAATAAAGCAGATGCAAACAAGCTTAAGATGTATTTCATAACTTCTCCCTAAGAAGTTTTTTATTTATATTTTTCTTTCTTATCTGCAACTTGTTTAAAATTATCGGCATTGTCAACAAGCTTGTAGATTTTATATTTTAACTCTTCAAGCTCTTTTTCCCTTTTGTGCAGTTCATTCATTATGCGGGATTCTGTATTATGCTCGCCGGTTACAAGAAAATCTATTGTTGTCTTGAACATCCTTGCAAGAGCCTGCAAGTCTTCTAAGCTAGGAGTTGTTTTACCTGTCTCGTAGTCACTGATCGAAACTTTGCTCTTAAGTCCCAACCGGTTAGCAATATCTTGTTGTGATAGATTGAACTCCTTCCTTAGCTGTTTTAGTCTTTCGCCTAAAGTATTAGCCAAAACGCTGCTCCAATTGTATAAATAAAAAATCCGCATTTTTGCCCGAAAACAAGTTTTTCAATGCTAAGATAGAAAATATGCAAAAAAAGTAAGAGAAATTCTTCCTAATCACTTGACAATAATAAGAGAAATCCTTACGTTTGTTCAGGTTAATTTATTAAGTATTAAGAAAGAATATGAAACTTACTTACGATTGTTCACCAAATCTTCTCCGCTTCTTTGTTAAAGAGGCAAAATATAACCAAGAAAAAATTGCATCAATATTAAATGTTACCCCCGCCGCTGTTTCTAAAGCCATTGATAGCGAGCCCGGCTTAGATACTTTAAGAAAACGCATAGTAGATTTAATCAAAACTAAAAAACAAGCAGCATAATTTTTTTCCAGGAGGGAAATTAAACAAATGAAACGCACTGTCAATAATAATTCATCTATAGATTCTCTACGAGAGATACACTTTAACTACCTTGATGTGGCATACCAGAGCTGCAAAGATTTTCAGGAACGCATAAGAAGGAATGGTGTTAAAAACTTTAACATCTGGATATTCCTGGAACAGCAATTTAAAAAACATCACATATCAAACAACCTTAACCGCAAACCGCCTAAAGCCGTAACAATAGAACAGTGGTTCTCACACAATCATTTATCCGGAAGCAAGATGGGAACCGAAGATCTTAAGATGATCTGCAAGTTCATCAATAACTCAGACCCTATTGTTGCATTCTATGAAGAGACAATAAAAGAATTCTTTCCGCAAAGCACAGAGATAATTGAGAATACCGCAGCGCTTAACAGTTTGGTTTTTAAACTTGGTGAATTGCAGGGCAATTTGTTCGGAGAGTTTAGTGATGCAGTGCCGGATGGGATTACCAGCGAAGAAGCTGCAAGGATTACCGCAGCTGCAGAAGCAATAGAACAACAGTGCAAAAAGATAGTAAGTAAACTTCAATTAAAAAAGGTAAGCTAAAATGTACGGAATAATAATATGTTCAATTTGTTTGGTGCTTTTCTTTTTGTGGATGTGGTGGGAGATTAAGCACGCTCCAACTGTAAGCGAAGATTATGATGATGATAAAATGGATGAGTTAATAAACCAGTTAAAAAATTCAAATAACAAAAATCAAATCCCAGCCAAATGAAAAACTTTATCAACACAGAGCTAGCAGCACGGCTGGAGGGAATAAGTCAATCAGCAATTATTAAAAGGATACAGCGCAACAAATACCCGGCGTGGGCAGTGCGCAGATCTGCCAGACCCGGAGGAGGTTACCAGTATGAGTTATGTGAGGAAGCGCTCAGTGCAAAGAGTTTAGAGCAAAGCGAACTACCAACAACCAACTACCAACAACCAACTAACCGCAAACGCAGAGCTGATGCCGGCAATACAACAGCAGATGAAAATCTTATATTAAGATGTGCTGCACACATTATGAAGATAAAAGCTTCTTCACCAAATAAGCTTAAAAGAAATTTTGGTTTTAAAGAAGCCTATGATAAAATATTTATTCCAGCCTCTATTGAAAAGGGTGCAAAATTAATATCTTATCAACAATTTATAAATCTAACCAAAAAATTTGTTGATAAAGAAATACAAGTACTTAATAATATTGGTTCTACAAAATTCCGCCAATCCAAAACATTAAAGTTAAGACACGATTATTCTATTTATGAACCAATGGAATTTATCCAGAACGATCACACTCAGTTTGATGTGCTTTGCATCCACGATAAAAAGATAATAAGACCTTGGGCTTCCTTCCATTTTTCTGTCGGTGATCGTGTGCTTTCTTATCCTACAATTGTAGAGCGTCCGGACAGTTACTCTCTTGCAGATGATCTTGTAAACTTTGTTAACAGGTACGGCTTATCCAGAAGACCTGTTAGATATTATTCTGATAACGGCAAGGCTCAGAAATCCAGGGTAATGACTAGAGCTAATGAAATTGTGGATCTTGATCTTAAGCCTTACGACCTGGAACACAATCACCTACAGCTGATGAACTTAATGAGTTTTGGCTATCAATCGGAAAAAGGGTTGATTGAAAATCTTGGTATGGTTGAGCAGCATGCAGAAGCACGTATGCCTCACCAGAAAATAATTGAAAGACACTTTGGCATTGGCGGCACAATGGAATGGTTTAAAGATCGTGTTGAGTATACTGGAAGAAAATATGAAGAGAAGCCGGAAAGGCTTTCTGCTGTAATTAAATCGGGCAACATCTGGCACAGCGATGAGATGATTGATTATGTAATGGGCAAGGTCGATGAGTACAATAACCGCACACACCAGGGAATCAAGAACGAACGCAAGGGAATGTTTGCAGTGCCACACACCTACGATCTGGATATTGAATACTTCCAGACAAACGCCAGAGTTCTTACAGCTTTTAAAGGTGTTATCCCTGCCTCGATGAATGATGTGTACAGAATATTTAACGATCCGGGATTTGCCAAGGATCTGGGCACAAACATTTACAGCCCTATGTGGGTAAGGAAGTTACACGAGATATGCGGCTGGGTTAGTCGTGCACTACCGGATAGGCAAACACTTGCTATGCTGGCAATGAAAGCCGAAGAAAGAACTGTGCATCACTACGGCATTAATATAAACGGCGGGCTTTACATAAACATAAAGCTTCAGCCGTACATAGGTAAACGTGTTGCAGTTAGATACAGCGCCAGCAACATTGTAAGAATTAGAGAGGAAAGCGGCAAAGAAAAATTATTTATTAAGGAGGTTTACGTCTTTGAGAAACACAGAACAGTTAAAAACGGTGAGGAGCGATTTGATGAGCGTTTCATCTGTATTGCAGAACCTCATCCCTTCACCGTTAAAGGTGTTGTGCCAGCCGGAAGAACAAAAGTTTTTCTATCTGAACGGAACAAAAACTACAAAGAGATTACGAGCGCGGCAAAGATTACTACGCAATTTGCAGAAAGTAAAAAGACGGAAAGTGCGCAGGCAACTAATATTATCCAGATCGGTTTCAGAGAATCTGCCGCAAGAGTAATGCACGAGGCAATTGAAGAAAAGAAAATACAAAAACAAACAGAAGCTCTGCAGGAAGAAATGCTGCTTAATGAGCTGTCTGAAATTTATGGAACAAATCTTAAAAAATCTTCGGAGGGATAGTTGAACCAATCAGAAATTTTAAAACATTGGAGAAGGTACTGCGATAGCCAGGGATTACAGAAGGAAGGCGAAGCTGTGCGTCTTAAACTTGAATGGTATGAATACAAAAAAATGATGGATAAAAATGTTTATCCCGACAACATACTGTTTCTGATGCAGCGCATTGTAGAGGGTAGAGAAATACTTGATACCACAGTTCTGGAAACTTCTCTTTATAAAGAGGTTGAAGATCATCTTAAAAGATGCTTTGGTGATAAACTAATGGTTACACTTGCCGCACCAACAGGGCAAGGAAAGACAATATCTGCCAAAAGGCTTGCGCATATTTACGGTGCAAAATATTATCACGCTCTTGTAGATCTTCAGAAGCCCAGAGTTGCAAGTGTACGCGGATTTATCCGGGACCTGAGCAGGGCTTATAATGTTGTTGAGCGATCTACAAACAATCTACGGCATTTAATTAATAGGCTGCAGTCCGATACAAGACAGGTTCTTATAATTGATGAGAGCCAGCGTCTGATATCTGAAGACTGGGGTTACTTTAAAGTATTGCAGGATCTTCTTGATAATGTGCCAACGCTTTCAATTATCCTTCTGGGTAACTACCGGTTCTATAATGATATGTTTACAAGCCCGGCTACTACTTACCTTGGTATATCAGACCAGGAACAGTTTTTAAGAAGAATTTCTACAGTTCAGAAACTGCCCCGCTTAACTAAATCTGATGTAAAGCTGTGGGCAGATTACAACAATATAAAGTTAACACCTCAGGACTGCCAGCATCTTGCAGATTACTTTTCACACCGTGCAGCTCTCAGTGATCTTGAGAATGTACGCCGCGAAATGGTAAGAGTTATGGGCAAAGGAAGAGTTAAAAGCTGGAACGATGTTAACAGCAACGTTCTTATAGCAGTTTATAAAAGATTACACACAGAATTAGAATTTAAGGAGGAAGGTAATGCGCAGAACAATAGTGAAGCCGGTGCCAAAACGAACGCCGCTTAACATAGAAAAAGCAACAAGCGAACAGATATTTAATGAACTTGCGAAGTTTATGATAAATAATCCAAAGGGAAGAAACAGCTGCAACAGGAATGAAGCTGCAAAGTTTCTCAACTGCACAACTAACAAAGCAACACGCTTGATTAAAAGCTTTGTCTTTGAAGGTAAACTTAGAAAAGATACTGATGTTGATGATCTGTACTGGTTGGTTGTAGAGTAACAATTTACAATGATCTCTGAAAGAGCCAAAATACTTAGAAAACTACACGCAACTTTTAAGAAGCGTTTCGAAGTTGAAGATCCGCACAAAGATCTTCATCTTCTTGCGGTTAGTGAATTTGGTGTTAAGAGTATGACTGAGCTTAATGATGATCAGTTAAAACAGATGATTGCAATGGTTGATTCTGCAAACATTAACTGGAAAAAGCTTGAGCAGGAAACCGGCGTAAGTGTAATTGATGAGATGTCTGTTAAACAGCAGTGCCTGGTTAAGAAACTGCAGAAAGAACTTAACTGGTCTGATGATTACCTGATTGAAATTGCAATTCGCCGCTATGGTTTTTTACACTGGAAGTATTTAACAGGAAGACAGGCTTGGGCTTTCTGCAATTATTTAATCTATAGGAGGAGAACTAAAGATGGGAAAAAGAGTGAGACAAAAACAGCTTAACATTTATACACAGGTTTTAGAAATGCTGTTTGGTGATAACACCGGTTTAGAACTAACGCTGTTTCTTTATGATGGCAGCAAGATGGAAATTAAAATATTTAACAATTAGAAAAGTGATTAAAATTTATCAAATACAGGTTTGTAAAGATAATGAAGGAATTACAATTGAATGCAGACTTGACAAAAAATATTTTGGTAAGAGGTTAAAATGGATACAGTATCCGATCTTTTATCGGTTCTTAAATATGGCAGAAGCAAGGCACGCAAAGCAGCAGAGATGTGGGAAGCTTCCGGCAAAAAACTTACTCAGGATACTTACAAGCGTCGTCTCCGTGATCTCAGCAGTGAAGCGCGGAAGTTAGGTCACCGTGTTATTGGTGATGATACCGGCTATTACATTGCTCTTACTGATAAAGAGTGGGATGATTACAGCCACAGAAGATTTGCCGCTATTAAAGATGAACTTGTTAGCCTGGCTAAACCGCAGGGCATTGCAGTGCAGGATCTTATTAAGCTGGTTTATAAAGTTAATGTAACTGATAACAACTACAGCCTGGAATTATGAGAGAAGGACAAATACAAATAACAGATAGGGTTAATCTTGCCCATGTTAGAGAAAAACTAGATAAAGCTTATGATGATATATCCAAACTTGCACACGATGATGTTGTAATACTTGCCGGGTTTCTTGTAGTTACACACAATCACTGGAATTGGGAATACTTGTTAGCTGAATTAAAATCAAACAATAAAAAAGGAGTGGACAATGAGTGAAGTGAATCTTAATGCGCCGCTGAATAAGCTGAAAGAAGAAATTGATGCGCTGGAAGTTAAAATTGTTGGCTGTAATGATGAGATGAACAGCCTTAAGCCTTTTGTAAAAGAATTCCATCATAACAAGGATAAGAGAAAAGAGTTTATTAAGCAGAAACGCGAAAAGCTTAATGCACTTAACATACTTGTAAGCTATTACAAAGAAGCAACCGGCGAAGAGCCAGCACTCGGACCGCTGTTTGCACAGGGAAGTATATCAACACAAATATCATAGGATACACAATGGCAAAATTAATTCAATCATTTGAAGAAGTGGACACTAAGTTACTGGAGCTTAGTAAACACGAATCATTCATTGCAAAAAAAGAAGCTGCTATGAATGAGAGGATCCAGAACATCAAACAAAAGTTTGATGAAGAAACCGCTGATGCAAGAGCACAGAAGGGATTAATTGAAAGTGAGATACATTCTTTCTGTCTTCAGAATAAGCACGAGTTTGCAAAACAGCGCAGCAAAAAACTAATACACGGTATTGTTGGTTTCAGAGTTAATCCTCCTAAAGTAAACCAGCTTAGCCGCAAGTTTACAGTAGCCACAACTCTGGGCTTTTTAAAGAAACTGTTTGATGGAAAGTATATCCGTATGAAGGAAGAGATTGATAAAGACAGCATACTTGGTGATTACGCGCAGGAGAAGATTGATGACAGCAGGCTTGCATCTGTTGGATTGCGTGTTGACCAGGATGAAACGTTCTTTACCCAGATAGATTGGGAAACAATTAAGAGTGATGCTGATGGACAGTAACAGCACGCAGCTTAACAGGCAAAGTATGATGTTTGACAGCATTATTGTAAAAGAATGTATGATCAAACATCCGGAAGCTGAGAATGCAATTGTTGCAGTCGATATGGAAGCTCAGGCTCAGTACAAAGCTCTGCAGGAAGTGTTTGGCAAGGAGCCGCAGAGCAAAGTGCAGATAATGATCAGCAGATACAACTACTTGCGGGATCTGCGCCAGCACCTTAATGAATTGCACATACAGAATCTTTCATCGTTTGTGGTAAAAAACTGATATGACTGGTGTAAGATACAAATGCAAAAAGTGCGGCTGGCACAGTTACAGAAAGAGCATTTTACCATGCGCTAAATGCGGCGGGGATGTTGAACTGTTCCCCTCCACATTAGACAGAAGACCTTTTACTTCTGATGAAGAGAAGTTTATAAGAGCCAATTATAAAAAGATGATCTACAGAAAACTTGCTGAAGCTCTGGGAAGATCTGAAAGTGTTGTTACTAATTATCTTTCCAGAAATGGTTTACGAATTTCAAAATCTGAATATCAGAAAAGGCATAATGATTCTTTGTTTAAGAAGGGACATATAACTTGGAACAAGGGATTGAGCTTGCCTAATAAACCAAACACCGGGCAGTTTACGAAAGGGAACAAACCAGTTAACACTAAGCCTGTTGGTTTTGTTTCTGTGCGTTATCATAAAAGAGATCTGTGCAACTATTTATGGATAAAACTTTCAGACAGAAACTGGCAGCTGCTTAACCGCTACAACTGGGAGAAAGCTTATGGTCATATTCCAAAAAAACACGTTATAAGATTTAAAGACCGCAATACACTCAACTGCAACATAGATAATCTTGAGCTTATTAGTATGAGAGATAACCTGGTAAGGAATTGTCCGGAAGTAAGAAAAGACCTGGTGACTTACTCAGATAGATATATAGCGGCAAGGATGGGAATATCAGGTAAGAAAACACAGGATAAGTTTATTGAAGAACATCCTGAATTAATAGAACTAAAAAGGCAACAATTATTATTACAGAGAGGGATTAAAGATGAAACTAGAAGAGCGTCTTGAAAAAATGGTTGATAAATCATTTATATACAATGGATTTGAGTACAAAGTTATAAGCTTTAAAGTGTCTGGTGAAGAAGTTACAATTGTAACTAACAAAGCATGGAAGACTTTTCCTATCACAAAAATAAATGCAGAACTTGGAAAGTTTCTTCCGATAGAGCCTGAGAATCAGAAAACCGAAGCTGTTGTTTTATCCACCGTTAATCAGAATAAAGAAGTGCTTTCAAAAACTATTATTGAAAATATAGAGAAGATTAAAAATAATGCTGCATACATCCCACAGGCGAAAGCAGTTAATGAGCAGATAAAAACCATGATAGCAATGGCAAAGGTTGAGCTTGATATCATCAAGCTAAAAGAGAAGGTGAGATGAGTCTAAGACAGATCGCAAAACAGAACGGCATGAGCCACAGTACATTGATCAGAGTGCTTAATGGTACTTACAAAGGCAACACACAGAATATACTTGCAAAGATAATTGGCAATGTAGATGGAGTTATAATTCCGCGCGAAAAGTTTCTGGATGTTTTAAAGATGTTGGATGTTGCAAGGTTCCCGATGAAGTTTCAGAGCGCACATAGAACAGCTGCATGGTTGTGGGATACAATAAATGCGGCAAATCGTAAACCAGTAAAACAAGAGGTTGATGATGGCACAAAAAGGTCTTGAGTGTCCATGGTGTGGTCACATTCCCGAAAAAGATGAAACTCACTTTAAGACTATTGTAACTGAGCGTATAAAGGGTAAAGTGATACGCGGTAAAATATGTAATAATTGCGGAAGAGATTTTATAAGCGAAGAAACTGCACTTAAGCAGCCGTTCTACAAAAAGAGATATATAGAAGGTAGTTTGAACAGCAATGGCTGATATCCCAGAATACATAAAATTAAGCAAGCAGCGCTCACTGTTTAAACAGAGATTGAATGGAATTATCGGAAGAGATCTTCAGTCTCTGCTTAAAGAGTTTGAGCGTTATATAGAAAAAGTGTTTCAGGAATCCGGCAATACATTACAGCTAACCAGTGCGGATTTTAAAGATATAGTAAACCGCTTCTTAAAAGAACTTACCAATAAATCTGAGTTCCAGCTGAGGGTTAGCAGGGATGAGCTTATAGGCTTGCACGAGCAGATTAAGAAAGCATTGGATTTTAATTACCCGATTGATTACCAGCTCTTTCCAAAAGTTACTCAGCCAACAGAACCGCTGCTCCGTGAAGTAACTGCCATTCTTAATAATTACCGGCAGGGAAAACTTACCGAGCAGAACACACAGAGACTGATCAAGAAAAGATTCAGAGTGCCAATCTACCATGCTGATTCATTTATAAACACTCAGCTTGCCGCCTTTGATAATACCACAGCACTTGAGATTGCTAACCTGGCAGGATTAAAACGGGCACAGTATTTTGGTCCCATTGGAAAGAACACACGTGAGTTCTGTCTTAAGCTTTTGGGCAAAGGCGGTACTTACACCGAGAAGGAAATAAGAGCAATGGATAACGGCCAGGGCTTGCCCGTAATAAGATACTGCGGTGGTTACCGCTGCATGCACGAGTGGCTCTGGATAGATCCGGAGTGGGATGTATAAAAAAGCAAAATTACCTCCTAAAATAACCTCTGCCAATATGACAAAAATATCAATTGCACATAGCAAGCAATGTCCGATGAGCGTTCCGATGAGCGGCTTTTTTTGTCCGATGAGTGAAAGGCTTGTCCGATGAGCTGTTTGAATTTGGGTGATAAATGCACTTTTGTTAAAAATATCGTTTTACTCAAAAACGTTTCACGGCAATATCGTTTGATTATGTCCGATGAGCTATTTGAATTTAGACTAAAAACGCAGTGTAAGTAGATAAATATCATTTGAGTTTACAATTTTACTTCCAGTTGTTAAAATTTATTTTAAAAATCCCTTGACAAGTGAACATATGCACACTATATTTGAAGTAAACAAATGAGCACTATTTATGAAAAAGAAA